GGGGGGCACACATTACTCACCTACCTCTCTCGGTTCCAAAGAGAAAGTCATCCCTCCACTCTCCGAGATCAGGATAGCGGGAAGTGTTAAAAACTCCATCGGGACTAGCATAGGGTTCCGGCTCCACACGGAACCTCCAGTCGGCGAACTTTTGGATTTGGCCGAAACTGCACACCAGGCGCTCAGGATCCAACTCTTCGCATAGCGCAAAAAACTCGTCTCGAGTCTCTGCATCGCATATTGTTGCCCATTTACTCGCCCGACTAGTAAGCTCCACTCCGCTCGGTCTGTCAAGCCCTCCCGCAACAACGTCGCCATCCTTGATTGCATAGTCGTATCCCTTTTGCGGAGTTCCTCTGCTTGGACTAATGTTTGGGTGGAAACCGTCGACATCGAAAATATCAGTTCTTCGAGAGCGAAACTTCCGTCCGAAATCGCAGAACACGTGGAAGTGAATTCCAAGACCTTGCTTGTATGATTCACGAGAAACAATGACTTCAGCTCCAAGCTCTCCAAAGAAGTCAACAACCATAAAGGGGTCCAGAGGTTTGACATCGTTCTCCACGTGAGCGTATGTGACTAGAAAGTAACGTGCGTTACAAGCAAATGGCATGGACCCTGAAAGTGCCCTCTGGCTCCTGGGCGAAACTAATATTATAGCCCAGGACACAGGGCACAGCCCAACTATATAGTCTGAGTCGGCCCAACAACCATCCGCCGGGTCAACTTCATGCCGCCCCAACAAAATGGCCTACAGGAAAAAGTCTGGTTCATCATTCCGAAAGCGGAAAGGAGGAGCGCGCAAGGGGTACCGTTCAAAGCCCCGTCGCTCTTACGCCAAGAAGCGAACTTATCGGAATCCCAGGATGACAACAAAGCGGATCCTCAACATTACGAGCAAAAAGAAGCAGGACAACATGCTGTCATTCAGCAACACATCAAGTAACGGGAACTCAACAGCTCTTGCATCCGGTAGTCTCTACGTATCCGGTGTGCAGTCTGGCGCAACAGCCACCTACGGCATGTCCGTGTATTGTCCCACCGCCAGGTCTCTTATCACCGCTGGCACAACCAATCTGGCAGTCGATGTTGCCGATCGCACAGCCACCACTTGCTACATGCGCGGGTACAAAGAAAACCTTCGCATCCAGACCTCCAGTGCTCAACCGTGGTTGTGGAGACGTATTGTCTTCTCAACAAAAGGCCCCACTTTCACCAGTACCTCTGCAGGAGATACGAGTCCAGCCCAAAAGTTCACTCCGTACTGTGACACATCAATCGGCATGTCCCGGTTATGGTTCAACTTATCGGTTAACAACATGAACTCTACCTTGTCCCTCTATAACACCGTTATTTTCAAGGGTGCTGTCAACCAAGATTGGAATGACCCAATCACAGCCAAGCTCGACACAAGTCGTATTACCGTCATGTCAGATCGCACTCAGGCAATCAAAACAGGCAACGAGCACGGCCATTTCAGCGAGCGTAAGCTCTGGTACCCCATGAATAAAAACATCGTGTACGATGACGATGAGGCCGGCGCTAGTGAAGTACCTTCCTACTACAGCACAGACGCTAAACCCGGAATGGGTGATGTTTACATCGTTGATTACGTTATGTCTTCGGTTGGAGCTACGGCTAGCGACATAATTAATTTCAATTGTACATCTACTCTGTATTGGCATGAAAAATAGCCGAGCTTATCTCCACAAAAATACAATTGGCATCCATCCATAATACATCATCGTGAGTCATATCGTGACGAGGGTCGGTGTTAGCGACCCATATGCAGGGTTTCCCCCAACGGAACAAGTGGGGATCCCTGTACATCTCCTTGACCATAAACTCCATCTGGCAGCCTAGCCAGTCCTTGAATCTAGGAAAAAACTTAATTCCTCCAGCGATATCGTCGAAGACCGCATACTTCGAGTCATCTCCCAGGTTTCTGGCGGAGAATATTCCGCCAAAGTAGAGATGGCTTCCGAGAGATCTTGCCCATACGGTTTTGCCCAGCCTTGATGGTCCCCATAGTACGAGGGACTTCTTCCTACATCAAGCGTGAGCCGAGCGAGCTTGCGAGTGAGCGAGAGGGTGCGAAGCCCCGGAAGGCCCCCCCGTGCCTCGGTGACGAGGCCGGAGAGGGGGGGCACACATTACTCACCTACCTCTCTCGGTTCCAAAGAGAAAGTCATCCCTCCACTCTCCGAGATCAGGATAGCGGGAAGTGTTAAAAACTC